GTGGGCTTGGCAACGACCATGAATCCGTCATAGTCGCGCATGTCTGCGATGTTCTTGGTGGTGCCGCCATCGGCGGAACAGATAACCGCAGTCGTTGCGCCGGGGTCGTGGTCATAGCTCTTGATCTTCATCTTCGAGCCGATTTTCTGAGAGTCGAGTGAACTCGCCATGATTCTAGTCTCCTAGTTGTTGTGTTGGTTATGCGCGGGCCGCGAGGGTCACAAAGGGGGAAAGGGTTACGCCCTTCTTGGGGGTCAGCGCGGAACGCCACCACGAACGCGCATCGTTGCGCATCGTGAATCGGAATGCCCGCTCGTTCTCCACAAAGCGAACGTGAACGGATTCCGCCGATTCCATCGGGCGGTAGGTGCCTTCAAGGTACTGGCTCCAGTTGGCGAAGTAGATGTCGCCAAGGTCGCCAAGAGCCTCGCAGTATTCAGTGAAGAACACCGGCTGTCCGAAGATGGTCGAGGGGAGTCCTTCACGGGCCGAGGGTTGCCACGCGGGAACGCCCGCCGTGCCTACGGTCTGGTTCAGCACACCAAGCTGCGGGATGCAGGTCTGGTTGCAAATCCAGATAGCCTGAGACGGTCGCCACATGCGGGCGAACATGTTCAGCAGGTTGTTATAGGTCAGCGTGTCGGCAGCCTGTCCAGATTCCTTCGCCACCGTGACAAGCGCGGGGCAGTTGGCGATACCTTCAAACTGTCCAGCGCCGGTGCCGTTCAGACGCTCGTTAATCAGCTTGGAACCAAACTCCTGCTGGAATCCGGCAGACACAAGCGCGGCAACCGAAATCGGGGAGTCCTGGAGCAGCTCTTCCGTGGCGTAGGAAATACCCATAAGGCTTTCCGCGCCAAGGCGAATCTGTTCCGTCTGCATACGGCTGGAGGCAACGTCATTAGTTTCGGCACGGCGGTAAACGCGAAGGCCACCGCTAACGCTGGAGGTATGGTCTTTGTCGGTGCGGGCATTGATATGCACTACCGGGGTAGCCATCGGCACAGCCTGCACGCGACCGGCGATGAAATCCTCTTCCGCGTCAACCGTCATCAGGCCAGGCATCAAGCCCTCGGGAATCAGGTAGCCGCCGAAAGCGTCATTGCTGCCCGAATGCTCGTCGCTGCCAGCCGTCGAAAGGTAGTTAAGCCCTTCATTCTTGCAGGTGCGCGGATTCGGGTTGTCGATGATAGCCTTGAAGTATTCAACGTGAGATTTGAATCCCTTCTTGGGGTCATCCTGCACGCGGTCCTTAACGCCGCTAATGCTGGGGGCAGCAATCGAGCGAGTGGCGTTGTTCGTGGAACCATCGGCAGCGAATGCCTTGGCCTTGGTGAACACCGCAGCCCGGCTGTTGCGGGTCTCGATGATACCGGCAACCGTCGAAAGGTTTTCCGTGGTGGATTCAAACTCCGCAAACTCTTCGTCGTTCAGGTCGCGGGATTCCGCCTTGGCGGTTGCTTCCAGCGCGTTCAATCGCGCCAGCGCATCGGTCTTGTACTTGCCCAAGTCTTGCAGACTCATAGCGTTAAAGTTCGTCATGGTCGTTTCCTTCTGCGCCGGAAAAAGAAAAAGCTGGCAAGAATTCAGGAATGCACCGCAATAAATGCGATGTTCCTAAACCTTGCCAGCTAAGTTCGCTTAACGGCTTTGGTCCGTGTTTATACTGTTTTTTCGTCTAATTCAGCGTAGGCTTAATTACGGCTGTCGCGCCGGGTTCTTTCGCCTATGCAGAATTTACCACATATATTTTCCGCGTGTCAACACTTTTCTAGGTAGCCTCAAAAACTCGTATCTGGCGGGCTAGGGCGTTACGGCGGCGCGGGGCGGCAACGGATACAAGTTTGTCCATTGCAGCCTCATAGGATTCAACCGCGTCAACCAATCCCTTGGCTTTGGCTTCCTTGCCGAAATATACAAAGCCGTCTGCCACTAGGTCGTTTACCTGTGCCTTGGACAATCCGCGCCCGCGCACCATCGCATCGCTAAAGAAGGTCTGGGCCTGTTCTACGCTCTGTTGGAATCGCGCAATCTGCGGGTCAGTCAGTGCCACGCCGGGCGCGCCTGCGCCCTTCATGTTACCCGTTGCCAGTAGATGCACCTTCACTCCCATCATTTCAGCCATGCCGCTGGTATCCTCTATTACGGCATACGTGCCGATGCTGCCAGCTTCGCCCGTGGCGTTGATAGACAGCCGCCGCACTTGGCTTGCGGCATACATACCAGCGCTTGCGATTAGGTCATCAGCGTGCGCGTGTACGGGCTTTAACTGGTTGACACGGGCAATCTCGTTGGCAAGTTCCTCGGTGCCTGCAAAGCTGCCGCCGGGCGTATCGAAGTGCAGCATGATTCCGTTTATCTTGGAATCGTTGCCAGCCTCGCGCAAGCTACGGCGCACGTCTTGGGTTGACGTTCCAAACTTGCTACTGCCTTTGGTCATAACACCGATTACCGGAATCACCGCAATACCATCGGCGGTCACGCCATAGAGTGGGGTGCCATCGCTAGCACGGCGCATATCCGTTACCGGCTCCGCTTGAAGCATTTGCTCATACGCCTCGCGGGGCTTATACGCCGCCATAGTCTCGGCTGGACACATCGTAATCATCAGCTTGGCATTCGCAGCCCAGCGATGGTCAATCATGTAAAGGCCCATGTGGTGGGCGAAGCAGGCGGGGTTATGGTGGTTCATTGGGTTATCCTTTCAAGAAAGCAAGCACCATGCTTTCGAGCATGGAATCGTAGTCAATCACTTCACTGGATTCTAAGTCTATCGCATCGACAAGCGCGTCGCGTTCGCCATCGAGCGCAAGCCATATCGGCATGGTGTTGTCGAGAATCTCGCTACGCAACTCGGAATAGAATTCGTGAACCGCACAAATCAAATCCGCCTCGCATCCAGCGTGCTTCTTTTCCAGCCTTGGAACCGCCTTGTCTGCCTTTAGGCTTGCGCGTTTCAGTGCAGGCATGAATAGTGCCGCCGCCTTGTCGCGTGTCATGCTAGGCGTTACAGGGGTTTCTACCGCAAGTTGCGCAGGGGGTGCCGCAGGCCGGGATTTCTGCATGGTAGCGTCCGGCATGTTATCCCGCAGTTCCATCATATTCTGCGCAATGAACCGCTTATCACCTTTGGGGCCAATACCATTCTGCCCAAGAAAACCAAGGGCATCGTTAATCGAGTAGACACCGATGTTCGACATGGTCCGAATGTGTTCGGTCTGTGTGCGCGTGTCGCCACGTAGCAGGGAGTTCAGGTTGTGGTATAGCCGGAAATTGGATTCATCCGAACGGAACAGCTTCCATTGACACTGCTCTTCCCAATCCTTGATCAACCCCTGCAAGCAATCGGTTACGTATTCCTGATTCTGCATTTCGAGCGTGTTGTAATTTGCCCGCATCAAGTGCTGAATCTTAGACGGCGGGATACGAATCCACCGGCAAACCTCATCTATCTGCATCTGTCGCGTCTGCAAGAATTGCATATCATCCGGCGCGATATTCATTTGCTCATAGGTCATTCCCTCTTCCAAGAGAATCCACCCGCCCGCGTTACGTGCGCCCGCGTAGGCTTTGTCGAAAGAGTCCTTGAACCCGTCACGCGCTTCTTTGCCCATCTCGCCGGGGTGCTTCAGGATTGCAGACACAGCCCCGCGATTCTTGAAGGAAGCCGCGCCGAATCGCTCAACCGCAATCGAATGGGCTAGGCTTTCAGCAGCTAGCCGGATAACGCTGTACCCTTCCAACGCGCTACCGCCAAGCCCGCGAATGTGGAACATGTTGTCTTGGTCGATGATGCGCTCTTGGCTGCTAACCATGCGCCCGTTTCTAAATTCGTAGCTGGCAAGGTAGCGGTACTCCACGCGCCCATCAGTATCATTCCAGCGCGGTATGATGGTTGCAGGGTGGCGCGGGTGAAGCGCAACAGGGTCAAGCGTGAACGGATCGCGCTCTATCTCTGCGTATCCGTTACCCCAGCCAAGCCGCCAATGTTGAAGCTGTGCGCGGAACGTCATGGGGGTCATGTAGCTATTCGGCGCAACATGGAACAGGCGCGTTACCGCGTGGGTCTCGCGCCGTTGCTTGTCGTTCTCACCAACGTATTCCACGGCGTAGGCAGGCAGCTTGCCGATATCCTCGGATAGATTGCGCAAGGCGGCAAACCACGCCGAAAGTGTTAAGGCATTGTCTGCGCTAACATCTTCGCCAGCCGCAAGGCCGCGCATAACATAGCTGCCGCTTCCGCCTGACCATGCGGACTCGCGATTGAATATATCTGTGCTACTGGCGCGGCGCAGGGCCGTTAGGATTGCGGGCATAGTATGCCTCCGTGTAGAGTTCAAGCCATAGCAATAAACCGGGGACTGCAAGCCCTAAAGGCTTATACATCATCCACAACCCCACGCCTATTAAACCATAACTAACCAGATTCAAGCAACATATACCGATTCCGAACCGCGCCGAATACAGAATGCCGCCAACATGCTTTAGCATCATCCACTCCCTGATAGTACCCCATAGCGGGCGTATACGCTTTCCACCTTGATATCCTGCATGGAACAGCCAACAGCCATGATAGCCGCCGCCACGCCGTCTATTCGTTTTTCCGCCTTGTCTTTATCCAGCCGGAAGGTATCGTTCGGAAACTTCTTTATCACCGCGTTGCTAAAGTTCCACCTCGCCACTGGGTTACTCCCATGCCGGAATTTCCCTTCTATAACGCGAGTCATCAATTCCTTGGCGGGTTCCGTAATCGTCCCGGCATTTTGCGCAAAGGGCTGGACGTTTATCTTGTTGCGGTCTAGTTCCTGCATAATCCATGTGTTGTTAAACTTATCCGCCCCGATGGTAATTACGCGGTATTGTGCGCAGATTTCCATGATGCGCTGTTTAACGTATTCCTGATCGATAACCTCGCCGGGTATCAGTTCTAACCAACCATCGTTTGCCCATACCTGATAAGGAACGCCGTCCTTCTTTATCCGGTCCATCAACTTGTCGCCCGGTATCCAGAACCACCAGCGCATATCATATCCGCCATCGGGGTGCTTCCACGCCAAACAGAATGAGGTCAAGTCCTGGGTGGTGGATAAGTCCATGCCGCCATAGCATGGCGCACCATACAGCGCGGAATCGTCGCGTGTAGGCGCACACACATCGTACTTATCCATCGGCATCCAGATTTCGGATTGGTCTGTAACGATATTCAGGTGCAGGCGTAGCAGGTTGTTCAGCGTCGAGGGGTCATCTATGGCAAGCTGGATTTGCTCAATTGCGAATTCCTCGGTGATTGTAACGCCCCAGTTCGGGTTAGCCCGCTTCCACACTTCCAAGTCTTGCCAGCAATCGTTGTTCGCCTTGTACTCTTCTGGCGCAATCTCATAGATAACCGGCAACGTCTTGGGCGCATACCCCGGCTTGCTAGGGTCGCCATCGTTGTCACGGATAGCACGGGCGCGGGCAATCATCCGGTTGCATGGGCTAGGCCTGTCATAGTCCGCCGTGGTGGTCTTGAT